ACAGCAGCTCTTAATGAAGTACCATTCCCAGATGGTCCTCTTGATATTAAACAACCTTCTGATTTAACTGTATCTCCTAAAGAAAGAAGTGAAAAACCTCTTCAAGATGCTATTGAAAAAGCAGTAAATGCTTTAAAAAATGAATATCCTAATTTAACTCCTGATGATTTAGCTAGTTTAGTAACTAAAGTTAATTCTGATAAAAATAGACAACCTGATAAAGATATAAAGCAAAAATTATCAAATGGAGAAACATTAGAAATTAAAGCTGATTCTCCTATTGGGAAAAAATTCAAAGATGCATTAAACTTAATTGCAGATACAATAGATAACCAAGGAGAAATTTATGCCCAAAATAAAATTGACAGTTTAATTCAACAAAAAGGTGTAGATGATTCAATCATAACAAGATTAGAAAAATTAAAAGAAAAAGGGTACACATATACTTTAGGATTCCCACAAACTTTAAAAGCAGTTGAAAGAGCATTAGGTGGAAGCCCAAGTGAAGATGAAGACGCAGCTGAACCTAAAGCAGCAGCTAAACCTAAAGCAGTCGCTGAACCTAAAGCAGTCGCTGAACCTGAAACTGCCGCTGAACCTGAAACTGCCGCTGAACCTGAAACTACAACTAAATCTAAAGCTCCCGAAACTGCTCCTAAAACTAAAGAAAAAGATGAAGATAAAGCTGCTGAACGAGCTAAAAAAGGTGGATCTAAATTAGATCAAATAGCTAATGATAAAGATAAACTTCAAAAAGCACTAAAACAAGCTGAAGAAGAAAGATTAAAAGTAGCAGAAAAACGTAGAAATACGGAAGATGTAACTGAAAGAGAAAAATTACTAGATGATCTAAAAAGAATAGGAAAATTAGAAGGTGAACTTCAAAAGAAACTTGATCAACTAGGGTTTTAATCTATGAAAGATAAAAAAATAACATTTAATATATCGCACCTAATTATGGGTGCGATTATTTTACTCCTGTTATGGTTGTTATTAAAACCGTCTAATGTTGATTTATCAAAATATGACAAACAAAAACAACAAATTGATAGTTTGAGTAATGTTATTAATGGGTTACAAAAAGAACAAAAAAGTTTAGATGAATCTGTTATAAAACATCAAAATAAAATAGATTCACTAGACAATGAAATAAATAATACTAATCAAGAAATAGCAGATGTGCGTGAATATTATGGTAAAAAAATTAGGGATATTCTTAATTATAACCCACAGCAACTTAATGATTTTTTCTCAAAGCGATATAAATAAAATATGCTTTGATCAAAAAACAGCCCAAAAAATAGCTACAGATCTTGTAAAAGGAGATTCAGCTAAGGCTGAATTAGAAAAAACTAAAAAACTTGTATCTCAACTTAATAATAAAATACTTGAACAAGATAGTACTATAAAAGTATATATAAAAAAAGATACTAATTACATTACCCAAATCCAAAAATACGCAGAAATTAAAGAAAATCAATCTGTAATCAATAAAGGTTTAGAAAAAGATATTGAAAAATTAAAATCAGAAAACGGACATTTAAGAACAGCTGTCATTTGGATGGGAAGTAGTTTGGGGACCTTAGCCTCTATTATTATATTACTAGTATCTAAATAATATGGCTAGTGAATTAAAACAAGCAATCCGTGAAGAATATGTAAAATGCGCTGCATCACCAGCATATTTTATGAAGAAATATTGTTACATCCAACATCCAAAACGTGGTCGTATTCAATTTAATCTATATCCATTCCAAGAAAAAGTACTTACTTTATTCCAAGAAAATCCATATTCAATTGTATTAAAATCTAGACAATTAGGAATTTCAACATTATCCACAGGATATGCTTTGTGGTTAATGATGTTTCATCAAGATAAAAATGTACTTTGTATTGCTACTAAACAAGATACTGCTAAAAACATGGTTACAAAGGTAAAATTCATGTATGATAATTTACCTTCTTGGCTTAAATTCCCTAGTAAACCTGATGAAGCAAATAAATTAACTCTTAGATTACCCAACGGCTCCCAAATAAAGGCAACCTCAGCATCAAGTGATGCTGGTCGATCAGAAGCCGTTTCTTTACTTATAATAGATGAAGCTGCTTTTATCCATAATATAGGCGAAATATGGGCCTCAGCTCAACAAACATTAGCAACTGGTGGAGGTTGTATTGCATTATCTACACCTTATGGTACAGGTAATTGGTTTCATAAAACATGGGTTTCTGCTGAATTAAGTGAAAATAGTTTTTTACCAATTAGATTACCTTGGAATGTACATCCTGAAAGAGACCAAACATGGAGAGACCAACAAGATGCTGATTTAGGCCCTAAAATGGCTGCCCAAGAATGTGATTGTGATTTTAGCACATCAGGTGATACTGTATTTTTAGCTGATGAAATAGATTTTTATGAAAAAACATTCATAAGAGAACCTCTTGAAAAACGAGGTATTGACCAAAATTTATGGATATGGGAACCAGCAGATTACTCAAGAAATTATTTAATCACAGCAGATGTTGCTAGAGGAGATGGAGCTGATTATTCTACATTCCATATCATAGATATTGAAACATATAAACAAGTAGGAGAGTATAAAGGTCAAATAAGTACAAAAGATTTTGGACATTTGCTTGTAGCAATAGCTACTGAATATAATAATGCGTTACTTGCTCCTGAAAATTCTAGCATAGCTTGGTCTACTATTCAAACTATCCTTGATAGAGGGTATCATAATTTGTATTTTTCACCTAAAGGAAATGCTTTAACAGTTGATACATACTTTGACCCTTATATGGACCATAATAAAATGACACCTGGATTTACAATGTCTTCTGCTACTAGACCTATTGCAATAGGTAAATTCCAAGAAGCTATTAGAGATAAAGGGGTAACTATCCAATCAGCTAGACTCATTGAAGAAATGAAAGTATTTATATGGAGAAACGGAAGACCAGAAGCACAATCTGGGTATAATGATGATTTACTTATGGCATTTTCAATTGCATCTTTTTTACGAGAAACAGCATTTAAATTAAGACAAAGTGGCATGGAAATGACTAAAAGTATGCTTAATAATATTAGCACTAACAAACACTCCTACTCAGGAGGTTATTCTAACCAACATGTTAGTAAAACCAATAATAACCCTTACAAAATAGATAACCCATACTCAGGAAATGAAGAAGATATTTCTTGGCTAATATAAACTAATATGGCAGATACTAACTTATTTTCAAGATTAAAAAGATTATTTTCAACAGATGTAATCATCCGTAGCGCTGGAGGCGACCAACTAACAGTAGTTGACGTAAACAAAATCCAAATTTCAGGTGAATATGAAACTAATGCTTTAGTAGATCGATTTAATAGAATATGGACAAACTCACATACATCTATATATGGATACCAAAGTAGCTTTAACTACCAAACATTAAGACCCCAACTATATTCAGAATATGATTCAATGGATACAGATGCGATTATAGCATCTGCCTTAGATATAATTGCTGATGAAAGTACATTACGTAATGATATGGGTGAAGTATTACAAATTCGTTCTTCTGATGAAGATGTACAAAAAATACTTTATAATTTATTTTACGATGTATTGAATGTTGAATTTAACTTATGGCCTTGGATCCGTAATATGTTAAAATATGGTGATTTCTTTTTAAAATTAGAAATAGCTGAAAAATTTGGTGTATATAACGTAATACCATATAATGCTTTTCATATTGAAAGACAAGATGGATATGACTCAGAACATCCTGCATCTATAAGATTTAGATTTGACCCTGATGGGATTTCATCTCCTTCAAATTATGGTTACTATAATGTACCTAATTCTGCAAATCAAGGTAATGAAATGTATTTTGATAATTATGAAATGGCTCATTTTCGTTTATTAACAGATACTAATTTTTTACCTTATGGTAGATCATATTTATAACTTGCTCGTAAATTATTTAAACAATATACTATGATGGAAGATGCGATGTTAATACATCGTATTGTTAGAGCACCTGAAAAACGTATATTCTATATCAACGTTGGAAACATTGCACCTGCTGAAGTAGAAAACTTTATGCAGAAGACAATTTCTAAAATGAAACGTACTCCATATATTGATCAACAAACTGGTGATTATAACTTGAAGTACAACATGCAAAATTTACTTGAAGATTTTTATATTCCTGTTCGTGGAAATGATCAAGCTACTAAAATCGATAATTTAGCAGGCTTACAGTGGGATGGAATTCAAGATGTTGAATATTTAAGAGACAAATTATTTGCTGCTCTTAAAGTACCTAAAGCATTTATGGGGTACGAAAAAGATTTAACAGGTAAAGCCACATTAGCGGCTGAAGATATCCGATTTGCCCGCACAGTTGAACGTATCCAACGTATTGTAATTTCAGAGTTAACTAAAATTGCATTAGTTCATTTATATACTCAAGGTTACAATGATGAAAACTTAACTAATTTTGAATTATCTTTAACTACACCTTCTATCATTTACGATCAAGAAAGAATTGCATTAATGAAAGAAAAAGTTGATTTAGCTAATCAAATGATGGAATCCAAATTAATGCCTACTGATTGGATTTACGAAAACATATTCCATTTAAGCGAAGATCAATATGATGAATATAGAGACTTGATTATCCAAGATGCAAAACGTAAATTCCGTATGGCTCAAATTGAGAATGAAGGAAATGATCCATTAGAAACAGGTAAATCTTATGGTACACCACATGATTTAGCAGCTTTATATGGTAGAGGCAGATACAATGAGGGAGAAGTGCCTGTTGGATATGATGAAGACAAAGATTTAGGTCGTCCTGAAGAAAAAGTAACCGATAAAAATACCCAAGATAATGCCTTTGGTAAAGATAGAATTGGAGCTGTTGGTATGAAAGTAGATGGAGATGAATCAGATTCTATTAAACCAAAATATCAAGGTGGTTCTCCTTTAGCACTTGAAACCAAAGTTAAAAGAAACAAAAATGCTAAAATGTTCAATGATATTAAAAATCAAAAGAAACAAATTATATTTGAATCAGATATTAGAGGAAATTCATTACTAGATGAATCACAAATACGAGAGTAAAAAACTTCATATATTTATAAATAAACAAACATATAAGGAATGCAAGTAAAACATTCAAAGTATAAAAATTCTGGAATTCTTTTTGAACTTTTAGTTCGCCAAATTACCTCTGACACGTTAGATGGTAATGAATCTCCGGCTAAAGATATACTTAAAAAATATTTCGTCAAAACGGAATTGGGTCGTGAGTATAAGTTATATGAAACTCTTTTAAAAAAAACCTCATTAACTGAAACAAAAGCTAATATCGTTATTAATACTTTAGTTGAATCTTCTAAAACCTTAAATAGAGGAGCCATTAAAAGACAAAAATACAATTTAATTTCTGAAATCCAGAAACATTATGATTTAAATAAATTTTTTAATCATAAACTTCCAAATTACAAAGCATATGCTGCTTTTTATACTTTGTTAGAAGTTGCAAATTCTACTAATTTAATAAATCCTGAACAAACTATTAATAATAAAGTTACTATTTTAGAACATTTAACTGCTGCTGATATAGCACCAAATAAAGTTCGAGATGAAGTAATAGAAGAATTTGAAAAATCAGATAAAGATGTTCGTTTATTAGCTTATCGTTCTCTTTTAGAGAATTTTAATACAAAATATGACGATTTACATCCAAATCAAAAAGTTATCCTTAAAGAATTTATCACATCTATAGACAATACCACACGTTTAAGAGAATTCTACACTGATAAAATTAATGAAATCAAATCAGAATTAGTTTCTTTAAATAAAAAAACCAAAAACCAAGTTACTCAAATTAAAATTAACGAAATCGTATCTTTGATTAATTTACCTTCAAAGAATTCTCGTATAACAGATAATGATCTAGTTGATTTGTTGCAGTATTATGATTTAATCAATGAATTAGAAACTGTAAATGGATAAGCTTAAAGAAATAATTAGAAAAAAACTTAAAGAAATGAGTGCTACCAACGTAGGTGGTGCTTCTTTTTCGGGGGGTGAAGGCGCAAATTATGCTACCCCCGCTGCTTTTTCTTCTAAAACAAACTCTAAAGGAACAAAAAATATTTATTATTATAAATTAGGGTTTAAACCTGTTCCAAATATTAAACCAAAATCTTACGACAAGAAAAAATTGTGGGAAGATGAAATGTTAAACGAAATGAATGAATTTCAAAAAAGACGTTTAGCTGGGTTAGATGAAATTGAAAAATTAATGAATGAAATTACTCCATTGATTTCAAATGCAAAGAATGAAACTATTGAACTATATAGCGGAAATGCAGGTTCATATGATATAACACAACCAATTGAAATGGTTAAAAGTTATTTAACAGACATAAAAAAACTCTTATCAGAAAAATAAATGAAAAAGACACTACAAGATCAGTATTTGTTAATTAAAGAAGGTAAAGGACATAAAGGTGTTTTTCTTACTGAAGCTAAACGTCAATTCCCAAATATAGTACGTAATGCTGCTACATTTGAAGAAGCAGCAGCTTCTCTTATTACTAAAAATATCATCTCAGAAAATGTAGTTGGTATGACTACTGTAGCAGGATATGAACCTAGAAAAAAAGAATCATACGAAAATGCATTCGAAGCATTTTTAGCTGAAGCTAAGAAAAAAGAAAACGAAGACGAAAAGGTAAAAGCAGAAGAAAAGAAAGTATCTAAACCTGTTGAAAAAGATCTTGCCCACAACTATAATAACTCAGACGAAAAAAATCCTGATAATATGATTTTTGGTCAAATTATGATGGGTTACTATGCTGAAATGAAAGATCCTAAAAATTCTGAAAAAACAATGGAAGAATTGAAGGATATGGTCTTTAAAAACTTAGCAAAAGATCCAATTTATTATACTAAAAACGCTCAATTTGGTATTAAAGATTTAGGATACACAGATGAAGCTACTGCTTTAGGTATACCAAAAGAAGCTAAAGGTAAATATAAAGCATCTGGATATGGTGATTTAAATGAAAACATTGAAAAATTTAAGTCAGATGTTAAAAGTGAATTTGAAAAAAAACCTACTAGAAAGTTTACTGACGAAGAACTTAAAGCATATTTAAAGAAAAAACGCGAAGAAGAACTTAAAAGTAGAGAAGAAGCAGGTGAACCACTTGAAGAAATTAAGTTACGTGGAGTAATCCGTGAAATGATTGATGCTGAACTTGAAGAAGCATATCAATTAAAAAATATTAACCTTAAAGCTGCTCCAAAAGATAGAGAGGAAAGAGACCCACAAGATTTCTTTACTGTATATTTAAAACAATCAACTGAAGATTTATTAAAGAAAAACCAACATTTAAGAGTTTTAAAAGACCTAAA